CTTAGATGAATACAATATTCGCAAATACAGATTTGCTTGTGTAAACGCAGCAGATGTTGGCGCATAAAAAAATATTAGTTATTGGTGATACTCACTTTCCTTACAGTCACCCTGAGTGCATAGAGTTCTTAGCTAAACTCAATAAATATTACAAACCTGATACAGTCATTCATATTGGAGATGAAGCTGATTATCATTCACAGAATTTTCATGGTGTTGATCCTGATCTACCCAGTGCCTTTGATGAATTAGAAGTCACTAAGTCATGGATTAAAAGACTAGAAAAGATATTTCCAAAAATGACCTTACTAGAAAGTAATCATGGTAGTTTAGTCTTGCGTAGAGCCGTAGCTAATAAGATGTCTAGGAGATTTATAAAACCCTATAATGATATTTTAGAAGTCAATAAGAAATGGGAATGGAAAGACAAACACATTATTAAAACAGATAAGAATACAATTTGCTTTGCACATCAGTTTTCCAAAGATATTGCCAAAGCGGTCAAAGAAACGAGTATGTGCTGCGTTCAAGGACACTTTCACACAGTATCAGAGGTTAAATTTGTAGCTAATGATTTTGCTTTAAACTGGGGTATCTCTACAGGATGCCTAGTGAATAAAGATAGTTTAAGCATGGCATATATGAAAGTTAATGTAGCAAAACCTATTCTTAGCTGCGCTTTGATTACAGATGGCATCCCTGCCATTACACCTATGGTCTTGAAGAACAATGGATCATGGGATAAAAATATCTACATATGAGGATCGTTAAAGTAGGTAATCAGATAAGATTAACTATGACGAATGAAGAACTGGCAGAGGTCACAGAACGCAACAGTTTAGATTTACATATTGGATATCTAAATGTATTGCAGCAGGATCTTAGTAAGGTAATGACGGAACTATTACCAAAGGTTAAGAAGGTGAGAAAGAAATGAACATAGATAGAATTAAAAGGGATATTATTTTATCGGAGGGGATCAGACACACTGCTTACAAAGACACGCTCAATAATTGGACTATAGGCGTAGGTCATTTAATCAAATTACCTGATGAGGAATATTTAATAGATAAAGAACTCACATCTTTAGAAGTAGATCAGATATTTACCACTGATTTAAATCAAGCCATTGATGATGCAAGAAAGTTTATTGATGTAAATGACATCCATGAAGAAGCATTTGAAATAGTGGTTGATATGGCATTTAATCTTGGACTACCTAAGTTGATGAAGTTCCAGAAGTTCAGACAAGCCTTACTAGCCAAGCAGTATAAAATGGCATCTATAGAAATGTTAAATAGTTTGTGGGCTAGGCAGCTACCGAACAGATCAAAAAGATTAGCTAAAAGAATGAGAGGTTTAGCATGATGGGATTATTAAGTGCGGCTGCACCTATGATCAAAACTTTATTTAGTACCATAGATAAAACGATAGACAACAAAGCAGAAGCGGAAAAGATCAAACAAAAAATTCAAGAACAATTAATTTCAGGACAACTAAAAGAATTAGAAGCCCAAGCCAAAGTCATTACGGCAGAAGCTAATGGAAGTTGGCTACAAAGAAACTGGCGACCATTATTAATGCTAATATTTGCAGGATTAGTTGTTGCGCATTGGTTTGGATTTACTGCACCTAACATTCCTGAGAGTGTTCAGAACAGTTTATTAAATATTGTCTTAGTGGGTGTAGGCGGTTATATTGTTGGTCGGTCAGGCGAGAAGATCGCCGATAAATTTAAGAAGGAGTAAACTATGAAAGATTGGATAATGAATAAAGTAAACTGGGTACTAGATGAACTAGATCCGTATTGGACTTGGAACAATCTATGGAAACTAGCAATCATCATTTTGGTGGTCTGGTTTGGTCATGGATTAATGCACTAATGATCACTACTACTGGAAGCCTAGCCGTTTTAATTAAACCAAGAATAATTGGCAGCAAAGGTAGAACATTTAAAAAACTATCATTTGGGAAGATACCCATAAAGAAACCTAAATTAAGAATAGGCAAATTAAAAAAGGCAAGATGATTAACACCTTGCCTTTATATATACACACAAACTTTGGACTCCCATTGTTTGTTAATTGTTATCAGTATAATGAAAAAAGAAACTGAAACAATACTGTATTTAGAATTTTATGATCACAGTTCATCCACGAATGAATGGCAAAACTATAAAGAAATTTTATCTGATTTAGATCCAGATCAGAGCATCATGAGAGCCGTAGGAAGATTAATAGGGGAAACTGAAATAGCCTATAAATTAACTTCTATGTGGGGTGATGAATGTGCAGGATCAGGTCACTGTATTATCAAATCCACCATCATTAAGGAAATCAGGTGGGAAGTACCTAAAAAAACCCCTAAAAAATCCGTTTTAAAGACCTTACAGTAGGGTTTTAATCTAAATAGCATAAATACCACTCTAAAATGAAAAGAGGGGTAATCAGTTGCCCAATTACCCCACAGGAGGAACTCTTATTTGCTAAAAAATAAGATATTTCCTAGATACACTATAATCACCCAAAAACAATGCCAACAGGGATATTAATTATTTATAATTTAGCTATTGACGAATTATAAAAAAATGTGGTACAACTATCACAATGAAAAATACAGGAGAAACTAAAATGATTAATTATTTTTTCAGAGATGGTGAAAAAGTTGAATACAAAGTATTTGACGATAACGGAAAATTAGTAGCTAACAGATATTGCGGTAAGTGCGGCGGTACAGGTTTAACACCTTACTACTGGGTACAGGGTGGTACTTGTTTCAAATGTGATGGAACAAAAATTGATCCTACTCCTAGAAGGGTATTTACAAAAGAGGAGTTAGATAGATTAAATAAAAATGCAGAGATAAGACTAGAAAAGAGAATGGCAAAAATTAAAGTAGAAAATAATCTAGTTATTTCTGGAATTGAATTTGGTCATTATTGGAAAAGTTTTAATGAAAGAGTAGAATTTAAATCATGGAGAGAAATTAGAAAATCTAAATATTTAGCCTGTATCAAAACAGGTTTTAGCTTAGAAATTTTAGAGTCAAAGACAAAAGATTTCTGGGTTAAAGTAAAATCTGACTTTGTTGAATTAGGTAATTATGTCAAAGAATTAACTTTAGTTTTTAGACATGGTTTTGAAACTCAATATGATTATTCAGAAATTTATAAGTTTGTTGATGACCAGAGTAATCAATATGTCTGGTTTACTTCTTCTTATCCTAAGTTAGAAAAAGGTGAAACTTACAATGCTAAATTTATTGTCAAAGATAATCAAGAGTCTAAAGAATATGGTAAACAGAACATGATTAAAAATTTTAAAATAGTTAAGGAGTCAGCCTAAGAGCTGGCTTCTTTTATGTCCGTCACCAAACTATCAACTAAAGATTTTCAAATTGAAGTCTGTTCTCGTTGTAAAAGAGAATATACCAGAGCCATGATGATACAGGTTTTTCCTAATCATTTTAAATGCGTTATTTGTTTTAATGGGGGAAAGATTGATCCCTATTTAATTAGAACCAGAAAGATTTTAAAAAAATGACATTACATCAATGTACTTGCTGTAAAAAATTTAAACAAAGAATTGATCAAAATTTTAGAAGAGTATCATTAAAAAGAAAAGATATGAGGTTTAGACAACCCTGTAAAGAATGTGAAAAAATAAAGTTAAAAGAATATGATCAATCCCCTCAGGGAAAATTATCTAAAAAAAGAAGAGATAGAAATTTTGTATTATCAGGGGGTAAGGCAATTAGTGATAAAAAATATTATAAAAAACATAAAAAAAGATTAATTGCTGTAAACGTAGAAAAAAGAAGAAATGACAGAATTAATAATCCTCATATCAAAATGAGAGACTCCATAGCTTGTTTAATTAGAATTATTTTAAGAAAAAGGGGTTTAGTTAAAACTGTTAAAACTCATACATATTTAGGTTGTGATAACCTTACTTTTATAAATCATATTAAAAAAAAATTTAAAAAAGGAATGAATTGGAAAAATTATGGTCAATGGCATTTAGATCATATTAAACCTTGTGCCAGCTTTGATTTAGCTAAACAATCGGAACAAAAGAAGTGTTTTCACTATACTAATTTACAGCCTTTATGGGCTAAAGATAATCTTTCCAAAGGTGCAAAAATAATGCCCACTGAGAACCAGCAGGCATCAAAATTAAAATAAATGAAATCCCCAATGTACGAGATACATCAGGACTAATAAGACAATAATCTTTTTGAGATTATCCCATGAAGCATATTCTCCATAGTTGTCGATTAGATTAATAAGCCATTGTGCTGTTTTCTTAATCATATTCTACTCCCTTCTATTGAGTAACTTTTTTCACTTTCTCGAATGTTCTAATGCCAGCCATTCCTAATAGTGCCATGACTAAAGGCATTAATACAGACATATCAAGAGATGGCAAAGGATAAGTCTCTATTTTAAAAACTGCAAGAAAAAATACTAAGAATTGTTTTAAGACAAATTCCCAAAAGATTGCTAAAGCACAAGACATTCCAATTAATGGTCTCCAGCTTCGTTGAAGAATTCCACTAATACCTGTTGCAGTGGACTTAGCATCAGCCAGATTAATATCCATTTGTTTTTCTTTTAACTTAGCTTGAATTTTTTCTAATTGAATTTTAGCTTGTTGGCGTTCTTCATCAGTTGTAAATAAATCATCCACCACATCACCCACAGCTTTAATTGTTCCTGAGTTAAATAAATTAAACATTTCTCATTTCCTCTGCTAGTCTGGATGAACGATTGGGAAGTTGGCGATGCCAAAGACTCGAAAGCATCTCTTCGCTAGCTCTCACATAGTCATTATGAATTAAGGCTTGCTTGAGTCTCTTGAATTGAGATAAACGAGGAAGTCCAAGATTGAACGCCATGTCTACAATAATTTCAAAAGCTCTTTCATGAATAGAATATTCATCAATAAATTTTCTTGCATCGTCAATAGCTTGGTTGAGATCACTCATAAATATTTGGTCTATTTCATAATCTTTTAACTCTGCTTTTAATAAATATTCCTCATCAGGTAATTTAATCAAATGTCCGATCCCAATAGTCATTTTATTGGGGTTCGTGGGATCAAGTGGATCAGGATAGGCTTTTCTGCGTTTGCCTTCCGAAAGAGTAATCTGTTTCTTTATTCGTTCAATGTTCATGTCAAAACCTCATTCAAAATTTTTGTTATTCTAGTATTATCCTTATAAATGATCAACTCGCACATTTTATTCTCATAAACGTACAAAAAACAGACTTTAAGGCGTTTCTGTTCCTCATTAGGGGATCGTCTAATGGTTGTACCCTTTTGGAAATTAGTTTGCCTTATACTGGCTGTTTTAACGTCAATTAAGAGTATTTCTCCATCCTCAGGATTGATGGCAATTAGATCAACAGGACTTTGAACAGATTTTTTAGAATAAACGATATAGCCAGCTTTCGTTAGGTAGTATTCAGCTATTAATTCAGAGGCTACACCTTTTTGCTGTTTTTCATCCATACCATGCGAATATTCATTGATTAACCTTGTTTATTATACTTCTTATAGGTTCGTTTTCTATTTTTATTCATGGATGACATTTTGACAGTACCTCGACCAATGGATGTTCTCTTAGGTTTAGGTTCATAAACAGACTCGGAAACTTGTGATCTTTTAGCCATTAGAATTGTCTATAGTTGGTAGCATCAACACAAGAAAAACGATATTTGTTAATATCATATTCTTTCATTAATAAATGTAATTGAGTTCCCTGAGTTTCACAGGATTTCAAAGAGGGATGTTTTTGGCTGATAGAGACACATTCAGAATTAATACAGAAATATCCAACCAAGAATATGGTTTTAAACATTAAATAAATAGTCTTTTAGCACCATAAAGAGCTGGCTAAAGACTGCGACAGCAACAGAATAACCCACTAATTTGATATTTCTCACATCTTTTTCAATATGAGATAAATGATTTTCTTTAATCACTTGGATATCTTTTTGTATTAAAGATACCTCTTTATCTAGCTTATTTATTTTCTCTGCTTGGCTGGGCATTTTGTACCTCGTTTAATTTTGCATCTATAGATATTTTTCTAAGTTCATTTAATTTACTTGTCAATAACATTGTTCTCTCACCATCATCAGTAGCAATTAAATATTTCTTTGTCAGGTGCATATTGTGTTTATTTAAATCACAAATTTCCTGATCTCGATCTTTAATATCTTTTCGGAGTTTTCTGTTATCGGATTTTAAATCTTTATTGAGTTGTCTTTGTTTATGAAGTTCGTCTTGAAGTTCTTTAATAGTGGTCATTTAACCCCCTTAATTTGTTCTCGCATCTTCATCTAATAGCCAAGATATTCGGTCTATTTGTTTCTGCATTTTATCATAATCTTTGTGCATTTCCATAATGCGTTCCATATCTCTTTCATTGTTGGCTATTCTACTATCCATTTTAGATATAAACCATACTAGCGATACGGATTGAACTGCAATCGCTAATATGATGCCTATTGTTTTACTATCTAGTTGCATATTTTACCCCTAAGAATATTAACACTGCACCTAATCCTGTGGCAAGTGCTTCCGTTGTTGCACCCCCAAAATGACTAGGGTGATTTAATACATCAGCTAGTGTGGTACAAGCAAATATAATAAATGCTAAAATAATTTTATTGTCGTAATGTTTTTTCAGTAAGGGAATATAAGATAATACCATAGCAAAAAATCCTGTGAGTATTCCTGTCTTTAATGCAATTAAAATATGTTTGGGAGTAAGTGAAAATAAATTG